CGGGAGTAATTTGACATGCTGATATCGGAAGCGGTGGCGATCGGTGACCGAAACGATATCCTGGCCGCGCTCGCGTAATCGCTTCCGCAATCGACAGACGTGCATTCGCACCGCCGCGTTTCCTGCGAGGTCGTCACCTAAACAGGGACGAAGCTCCGCAGGCGTATGTGGCTTGCCGTCGGAGAGGACGTCGAGGATCGCCCGTTGCGTTGGGGTAAAACCGTTTGTACTCATGAGGTCCTCCATCGGCCACGCTCTTCCCACGAAAAGGATTCACATGAGTTGGTCCAGAATTCCTCAAACTGCTCATTCGTCATAGCCTGGCGGTTTTCGACGTTGTGAACACGAAGGCATTCCTTCCTGCCAGCTACCAGTTCCAGGGCGTCCATTAGTTTGTTGTACTCCAAGCGATTGAATTCTAAAAAGCACTCTTCTGCCTCCAGCATCTGAAGCCGTGCAAACTCACCAGGAGGTTTGCCCCAGTCTTCAGGCCACTCCCAATGGTTCAGAGAACACCACCACCTGGCACATAGCGTGGCGATGCTAACGCTGTCTTGCTTTGCCATTAGGACGGGAATTGGGGACGCCCCAAAGGCTACCAACGACTGAAGCACCTTCCGCCTAGTTATTCCGTTTGGAATCATAGGGTTCTCCGTCGACCGTAATGCTTTTCGTGAAACTCGTCGGGAGATAGTGATTGCCGATCTGCCCACCACTCTTCAAAATACTCAGCACTCATCGTTTTGTAACGTTCAACATTCCAAACGCGAGAGTACTCTTTTTCGGTGGCTGCTGCTCGCAAGGCTTCCACTAATGTACTGAAACCCAATCGCTCATGTTCCAGGAACTGCTCCCGTCCGCGCATTTTCATCATTGCGCTGACTTCTTGCGGAGGTATACCCCAATCCTCGGGCCATCCCAAATGATTCAAAGTACATGCCCATCTAGCAAACAGCGTGGCCGCGCTGACACTACCTTGGCCCGCGCCCGCGATAGCAATCGGGGACGCCCCCAGGGCTATCAACGACTGGAGTACGTTTCGCCTGGTTAATTCGTTTGTTGACATTGGTTGCTCCGTTATTCGCCTACGGGGACGATGCGGTATGATGTGAACACCAACGAGAGCAGTTCGTCGCCTTCTGGGATCCGTTCACCTGGCGGTACCGGGTCAAACGATTCATGCTCAACTAGAACGGAAAATGCCATACGGTTGTGTTCTTCGTGAACCGACCGAACAACCGCGCCGTCAGGAACCCCGGTTAGCCCAATGGGCAATGAAATAACGGCAAGTTCCCTTCCTGGGTCTTGGCCGATATTGAGGTATTTTATGAGTTCGCGAATGGGAACATAGAATACTTTCAGCCGAAATCGGCCCAGCTCTGCTTCCGTTGGCTCTTCCCGGACCGTCACCGTTTCTTGCATGTCCTGTGACATGATTTGCTCCTTTGGTTACTCATTCCACGATGCCTAACATGGCCAGTATACTCAGAATGACGATGGCTACTGGAAGTGACAGCATGAAGCATGCAAACAAGACAGCAAGCCATGCTGGCATGCCTCCAAACAAGTACCTAAACAATGTTTGCATGCGTTCTTCTTTTTTATCATTCATCATTTGCTCCTTTGGTTACCGTGAATCAACTCTTCTTTTCCTTCCTCTGTAGCCTCGCCAACTCTGTCCTCGACGCTTTCAGCCTGGCCACTTCGCCGGGTGTGGCCAAATCAGCTCTCACCCGCTTGGCTAATACAGTCTGCTCTCGTCTGAGCTGAAACACCTCTGTCTGTTCCGCCCGCGTGAGACCCGAAGACACCTTGAATCGTTTCGGCCGTTTCGTCTTGAATTTCTCGTCCGCTCCCACCCATCGTGATAACGCTTTCTGCTGGGCTAGCGTTCGCTTAGTACGTTTTGGAATCTCGGCCCGTATCGACCTGTCCACCGCGGAGCGAATACCCCCGCGCGATCGCGTTTGGGCGATGTGCTTCGTAACGACTTCGCCGGTCTTGGGGTCGGTGAAGTTCACGCGGGTTGGTTTCTTGGGATCTTCTCCGACGTTGGCCGGAAGAAAACTACAACGACACTGAACGTGCCGAGGTATCAACCCTCTGGCTTCCTTGATCTTCATCACGACGCCTTCCAGAGGCTGGCAGAGAGGACAGTTGTGGACTAATATACCGTGGGCATAAAACTCGGGGTGATTTTCGACTTGAATGTTGTAAACAACTATTGGCTTGGTGGAAAATGCACTTCCAAGGGGAAATGTGTGAATCTCGCTTACGTACACCTTCAGTTTTGAGTATGAACAAAGTCGGTCGCCTTGATTTAGGGCGTCAGCCTTGATCCACGCGCCTGGTCCGTCAAGTCCAGAGTCCCGCCAAATAGGGTGATCTGAGGTGGCGACAAGTGTTGCGTAATGTGACTCGACGAAGGCCCGCCCTTCTCGCTGTGGTCCATCTTTAGTTGTAACCGTATCTCGACGGATTACCGTCATTGCCACAAGATTTTCACTATACTCACGAGACTGAATGCCTATAACTCTCTGCAATCCGTTGCGAGTATGGACTTTTGTTCCTATGACGATATCTTCGATCGAAATTGACTTTCCGTCGGCCTCTATCAGCGTACCTGCTGGGAAACACACCCTATCATCCCCCGCAGTAGACCACTCAACCATCACCCCGACTTCGGTAACCCCCAATGCGTCGAATGCGTCCAATTGTCCTTCCGCATGAGACCTTATTATCTCCGTTCTTGCAATCAGCGTTGCCCGATGCCGGCCGATAGCATCGACTCGATCGGCCATTCGCCGGGCGATCACGGCTGGATTCTCACCGCGAGTCAACCCCTCCGCAAGCTCACGGGTAATTCCTGTTTCCATAGCACGGCTGACGCCCTTTAGGTCGGTGAAAACACGGCTGGACAGCAGCTTCACTTTGTCGATCGCCACCGGGCGGCCGAATGCTTGACGGAGAAACTCTTCCCGCGTTCCTTCAAAAAAGTCCAGATTGGCTTGGAGCGACGGACGAATCACGTCGCTAAATGCTCGGCCCTGTCCTTTGCGATACCCTTCCTCGACGAACGCCCGCCAATATCCGTTGTCGGCCGTATCGATCGTTACATCGGCCAGCACCTCCTTATCGATTGTCTGCCCTAGCCATCGCTCAAACTCGCGGAGTTTCTCAGGGTCGGAGCGAAACGTCCATCGACGATTACCCACCAATATCGAAGCCAGCAAGTCTGGCCGTCGCTTCAGCCCAAACGCGTCCTCTTCCACCACCAGTTCGTGAATCTTCCGTTTGACCCGTGCCATCCTCCGACGTAGCTCAGCCACAAACTTTTGGCGCAGGCTAAGCGTGCGGCTGGGGTCCATTGCGAGTGGATTCCCGGGGCGACGGGCGGCGTTATTGACCGAAGCCTCGATTGCCCTGCCCTGACGTTTGGCTTGGGCTTTGGCATGTGGACCACTGAAGCACTTGCCTTGCTTACCCCAGCGGAAGCCGGGATGACCGTCTAGTTGGCATGTTTCAAGGGGCATGATGGATATCACTCATCCCCGTCGTCATCGTCTTCGGTTGTCTCGTCGGTTCGATCCTTCTTCTGCTGTGCCACTGCCGCCTCCAGCACTACCGTCGCCTCCTCAGTCGTCCAACCGATCACCCGCGTCAAATAATCCAGCGGCGGCACAAGTGCGCTTACGTCGCCTTGGACATATTTGGCCAGTGCTTCTGTCTGCTTGACAGCCACGGCCGCTTTCTCGTCTACGGTCAACACGCTCAGATCGGGCCAAGCTACGCTGTAGCCTACCGGCGCGGGGAGGAGGCCGAGGGCAATAAACCGATCGACCACCGGCACAATGATGTGCGGCGTCGCGTGGCTATTCTGCCGGTGGAAGGATCGACCATTCAACCAACGGGTATCCTGTGATGATGCCAACTCGCCCCGCTCGCTGCCGGTAAACACACGTTTCGGCCAGCCTTTTTGAATGCAAATCGCTTCAATCTGGACATTGATCTGAGCCGTTGGATCTTCGACCTGGGGGGCCAGCGATTTGACGTTGACGTTGTTCAGCGCAAGGTACCGTTGCAGACCGTTCTGAAACTGTTCAATCGCATCTCTCACGTCTGTAGTGGCGGTCTCTACGTCCTTGTTTGGCTGGGACTCGATGGAAAGTCCCATCAAGGCGCCCTTCCAGTACATTTCAGCGGACCCGCCCCGCACTTTTCGGATATCTACCAGCGGGTTGTACACCGGGCGCATTCTGGGTACGCCCAGGACCTCGTTGCTACCGAGATTGTCCGCCACATGGACAATCCGCGTCCAGTGGACAGCTTTTGTTGTGGACGTACCTTGAGATGTTATGGCCTGCGACGATTCTTTAGGATCTGAGAATGTTAGGTTATACTTCGTCGGAAGTCCAAATCGGGGGTTCTGAATATCTGACTCGAATGCAGTAATGGGCGCCAGGGATTCGTCGAATACACGCAGGAACAACAACTCTCGCTGTTGATCCCCGAATTCAGCAGCCTCGCTCAACTCAAGGCCGTCGTTGATCCCGATCAACAGAACGCCATAGGCCCCGATTCCGCTTAGCTTGTCGAGCCGTTCCAATGTCTCCCAAATCGGGTTGCCTTCGTTGTCTTGGTAAAGACTGCCGCCTCGCAACATCTGGTCAAGACCGTTCCAGGCGGCCTCGAACTCTGTCTCCGTATCAGGCGATTCATCTTCAAACACGGTCGGTTGGACCCGCCACGTTTCCTCGGGCATCATGTCGACCACCCGAGTTGCTATAGGCTCCCGGTCGTAGAGCAGTTTGTAGTCGTCAGCTGTGATGTCTTCCGTCTTGGGGTATCCTAGTTCATCGTCGATATCCCGGCGAGGGTCACCCAGACGGGCGAATAAGTTTGCTCGACTAGCCAGTAGGTTGCAGACTGAGTCGGTGACCCGATGCTTAAGGGTCATCTCGTGGTTCTGCACTTGTCGAGGCGTCAGTTTGTTTTCTGATGTTTGGTTCGCTACCATCATGCAACTCCTTTATCCTCACGCCATTACGGACGCTTTGACCCGTGTGGGCTTCCTTGTCATCGCAAATACAGCCAAGGCCAGCGAGTCGGCTTCATCTGGGCTACATCCAATCAGTTCTTCCAACGTGGGCCCCTTAGTGCCCGCCTTTCGTCGTTTTGGCAGCAGCATCATTCGGCCCTCACCATCGAACATCAGGGGTATCGGCGAAAGCTGCCGACGTAACTCTTTGTACTGTGGCCCATGTGATTCAGGTGGGATGCCGAATCCGTCGTTTACCGGGTCCAGCAGCATGCGGAGAGTACCGTACAATTCGGCGCGGCGGTTCTTATAGACGTATCTGGTTTCGTCGTCGAGGTTCCTCTGTCCAGTCGATTTCCAGCCGATCCGGCGTGGAGGCGTAGCCGCTTCACCGAATGCTGCCGTCAATACGTTGAGTCCACGACGTCTCATCGCGTCGGCGTGGGGCTTGCCCCCACCGCCACGGTCGAACATTACCATGCCGGGAAGCACATCGTACTTGTCCATTAGGGACTTTGTGATATCGGGAATTATCGAGGTGTCGGGCGTCTTCATGGAAATCAGTTCGATCAGCCCGTGCCAGCCAATTACAGACCAGCATGTCGAATCACCGCCTTCGGCTGGATCGCAACCGATGGCAAGGGCCTTGCGGGACTGCCCCGATGCCCATAACGTCTCCGCACGGTTGAGCCACTCCGGCGGGAACATCAGGACTTCGGCGCCCTCATAAAATTCGCCATCCAGGCCGACGCACTGCCGGGGCTTATCCCAGAGCCTGCGGCGTAGCTTGTAAGTCGCGTAGTCCACCAGCCCCGGGATCAGTATTTCATTGGTCGGGGTCTTGCCTGCCGCCTCCTGCGCCAGTCCAAGCCGGACGTTTGGGCTGTCCTCGGCTTTGATCTTAATGACCTTGCGGTAGCAACTACCGTCAGGATTGTAGACGTCGCCACCTTTCACGCCTTGAAAAAAGAAGTTGTTGCACGGATAGGGGTTCCCGATGATCAGCTTGCAATGTGCCCACGTATCGCTACTCTCGTACACCTCTTGGTCGATGCCAGTCGCCTCGTCGAACACGGCAAGTGTTCTCCATATGTCTTTCGGCAAGTGCCGGCCAAGCAGCGACTCGCCCTTGTTAACCACCTGCCCCACTATTTCGCAGAGCGGAACCGGAACCCCGTTGTTGTATATCTGACGAATGTGCAGGTGGTTGTAGCTGAACGGCAGCGGGTGTACGGCCGTGGCGAGAAACCGCCTGATCTCTCCCCAGAGCACGTCATTAAGCTGGTCGTATTTCACCGAGGTGGTGACTGCGCGGGCAGGCCGGCGAGACCCGACGAACCAGAGAACACACAACGCCGAAATGAAGTCCTTCCCCAGCCCGTTGCCAGCCGGCACAACGGTCTCTTCGTTGTCGCGGACGCTGTAGAGAATCTCCCTCTGTTTGTCGTACAGTTGCACGTGCGGCCAGAAGTACTGCTGCCAGGCAACTGGATCGGGGATAGGGACGCTACACACCACTACTCGCCTCCACAGGCTGGTGGCCCAGAAATGGTCAACCGTCGTATCATCCTACTTTTCTCTTTCTTCAGACGGCAACGGTACGCGGTTGATGCGCGGTGTTGGGGGCAATGCTGTGTCGTACCGAGTTGCCGCTGGCCTAAGCGTGTTGGCGGACTGCGAATTCCGGATTGCCTGTTCGGTGGTAACGCCAAGCTGTCCTATCACTTCAGCGAGCCGCTTGGCGGTTTCTTCTCGAGTTGTGTTCACCGCTCACTCCTCTTGAACCAACATCTGATTGCCTTTAGCTCACAAATACAAGCCACAACGATACTCTCCCGCAAATCCTCAAGAGCAAGTCGCAACTTTACTCTGGCACCAATAAACGTTCCGTCCCACGCTCTGATCACTTCGTCCTCGGTCATGCCGCTACGCACCCAAAGGCCCTGTTCGCGTAACCTAGCAGCCAAGCGGCTCTTTTGTTCGTTAGTCACTTTGGGGCAAGCCTTTCCGTATGCTCGTTGTCATAGGATCATCCGGCAGGCCCTGGTGTTTCGGACAGCGCCTTTGGATTCCCGCGTTCCAAAGCCGCACGCACTGGAAACATCTGTCCCACACCGGTAGTTCGGGAACGGCGAAGGGCAGGGGATTGGCCGTCGACCCCCACTCAGCCTCATGTTCATCAGACATAGAGCCAGACGAGGGCTCGACCTCTTGGATCTTGGCAAGAACGTCTTCACCCGCCACGAGTTCAGATGGTGGCGGCGCACCGGTAGGGCCGACGTGATCCCACGGATTCACGGAGATTTCAGTCGGGAGCACTTCCGATCCGACGTCGTCTCTCGCCAACCGCTGGGCTAGATCACGATACTTGCGTCCAAGCCATCCTTTCAGTGATGCTATGTTTGCCGCGTAATACATTCGTGCTCCTTCTGTTTTGAAGACCTTTTTATGGCTTTCCATTCCCATTCCCACTCGCCGCCCCACCCCGCTCCCTCGCTATCCGCTCCTCAATCGGGTCATCCTCCACCGGCGGCTCCAGCAGCCTATCCCAATTGATCGCTTGCCCATCGCCGTTTGCTCCAGGCAGATCGATGGTTTGCCGACCCCCGTTCTCGATCGCCTCTTTGGCAAGCTGCAAGATCCCCATGAATGTCGTCATGTCCCTCATTTCGATCTGGTTGACCCGTTCCATGGCGACTACCAGCTTGGCCGCCGCGAGCCGTTCACGGGTGCCGTACTGGCACGGGTTCCCCTCCTTGTCGACGCCTTTGAGGATCATCGCCACGGTTGCCGCCGCCAGGTTCGCGATTGGCCCGGCGGTGGGAAACCGGGCATAGGCGTTCAGATCGCTGGTTAGCTGTTTGGAGTTTCGGAAGATGTTGGATGTGGGGGTACTCATTTGCTAGTTACTCAGACGCCCACGCCATAAGTGCCACAGCGCCAACAGCAGCAAACACGTATAGTGCACCCGGCAGCAACACGACCACTTGCCATCAATGATTCGTCTGCGACACGCCGAACACTCTATATCCAGATCGGGCGGTGGCGGAATTGAATTCATAGCCTTACTCCGGACCCTCAAGACTCACGATTTCCATGATGATGCCGTCGTGATCCTGCGGCGTCCACATGTCCAGTGCCCATTCTTCATCTTGCGGACACCACGAGCCTGGACCAACATCTATATGTGTTGCGAAGCGAGAAAATTCACTTGAGATCCTGCGGCACAGCGCAGCCAAGGTCCTACGCAGCCTCATCATTATTTCACTTTCTTACTGAAACC